TTGCTGATGTTCTCCCAAACAACTTTGGGGAGCCAATAGCCAGAACGTGTTCAGAGTTCCAGTTAGTTGGCTGGACTAGGGTCGCATCTGTCCCCGGTAGCTTTCCACTGCCAAAGCCGTGTTTAAGGGATATAGCCATTACGCAATCCTAAGAATCGCACTCACACCGTTAGTTCCGGGTGCGGGAAACTGAATCGTAAAGTCAGCCGCGCTTGATGACTTATCACCACCAAAAGCTAGTACCGCAACAGCAGGGTTCACCACACCGCCATAAGTACCCAAACGGTAAATCAACGCCCCGTTTGCCGTGATAGTTGATGCAGCCCAAGTTATGTTATCAAAGTTAATATACGCAGTGGTGCCCGAAGCCGAGTTAGGTGCCAGCGAAACCGTCAACAATTTTCCGCCAGTCGTATATGTAGTCCCGGTGCTGGTTACTTCGCCCGTGTTTGTTGGAACTGCTGCACCGTTTGCTGGCGCTACATACTGGGTCGTCGTTGCATCCAACGAAGCAAGAGACGTATATAAAGCAATGTAATATGCCCCGCCCGTACCAAGCGCAAACGAAAAGTTACCGTTTAATATACCAACCTTAAACGAGGTCGGCATTGCGTTAGTGATAGCCATGAAAACTCCTAAATTTAAGTGACTGCTTGCCGATACTGGCCAACACGATAAGCATCCTGCCGCTCAAGCCCGTCACCAAGACGTTTGGCAAGCGCCAGCGCTTCTTTATACTTACCGTCGTACAACGCCATCATGTCCTGCTCACCCTTCATGTAAGTGTAAGCCTCGACCAACGATCCGTACAGCAGCACCGTATCAAAATTATCCCCCAACCACGTAGTACTCGACGACACAATTGATGTGGGATAGTAAAAGTAATGCAACTCTACCGTATAACCATCATTTGGCGTAGGACCAAGGATGAAAGTCAACTCCGCCGCATTTGTTGATTGCGGTCCAAACAGCGCATAATACTTGGGAAGAGCCTGATACGACGGCAGAGGGTACATCTGTCGAATATAATTTACATCTGTCTCGAGAAGGTAAACATATTCTCCCGAACCGTTGACCACGGCCATCGAGTAAACAGACAGAAAATCATTTGGACAAGATAGGTACTTGTTCCCCGCAGTAACAACGCCAGTCGAATTCCTCTTGAGTGAGGGGAACTGGACCATGTTATAGATCCGCTGCTCCGCCTGCTGAATAAAAGTGTTCAGCGTTGTGGGGTCGGAAGAATAGTTGAAGCTATTCTCCGTATAGTCTTGAATGGCGGCAACCAGTTGCGCGTAGTTCATTGGGTTATTACCGTAACATTCCCAACCATCCCCACACCAACAAGGAAAGTAATTAGAGGAGAAGGTTGCATTCCTACCGAAGTAAACTCACTGTCTCCCGGAGGCATCAAGTACACCAACATCCCCATGTTTTTCTCTGGACGCGGCTCGAACAACGCCTGCGGATCTGTTACCCCACGCTTTGTCTCTAACTGAGGATGCTTAGGCTCATAACACTCCTGACAAACCTTAAAGCCCGTCCACTCCTTCTTCAGTTGGTTCAGTTTGTACCGTAAAGCACACCGATCACATATCGCAATCGCATACTTACCTGATGCATAACCTCCCACATCATACCCCGAAGTCCGGAGTCAAGAAAACACTGGCCGTGTCCCTATCCTCCATCGCTGCGCGAGCAAAATCCTCTTCGTAAAGCTGTTTGAGCATTGGCATCCGGTCAGGAGCCTTCTTCACCGATAAATAATACGCCAACCCAGACACTAAACACGGCAAAAAACGGAAAACCACGTCCGGAGTGTTAGTATACGCCCCAGCATCCTGAATCCGACGCACCGCATAGTACCTAAACGTGTAAATCTGCGAACTATCCGGGCAAGGATACACAAACAACACCGGGACCGTGGTGCGTTGCACAAAGAACTGCACCGGAGCACCCGGTACTAGCTTGTTTGGGAAGTGCAAATACTCGTTCTGACTCACTCGAGTCATCGTCAAATCAAACTGACTCTGTCCAGAGTTGGTTCGCCTGACCGCGGACAATACATTGACCGTATCATCCGGCAAATTGTACTGCGGGGTACCCGCAACAAGAAGCAAGGACCGCTGTTCAATAGTCCAAAGGTTCAACCCACGGCTTGCCCACTCTGCAAACAGCAGATTTAGTGAGCGTTGAGCCGTCCGAAGATCATAACCGGTGCGACTTTGAATGCCACACCGCTCATACGCCTCGGTCATCAGGTCATCAAGCTCCAGATTGAAGGTTGATGTACCGGAAGTGGCCATCAGCGGATCTCAGTTTTCTTCTGACGACGCGCAGCACCATTGCCGCGAGCTTCAACAGCAAACCCACCGCCCGACATGCGCAGTGCTTTAGAAGGCGAAGCACTTTTTTTGCCCTCGCTTTTCTCGCCAGCAGCGTACTTTTTGGCACTTAGCTTAGATTTCGCCATGGCACCACCTTCCCTAAATTTGCGGCCAACATCCGCTTCGTTAAAATCGCGGCCCACGGACTGTGGTACGCCAACTTTTTTCGCAAAAGCCGGGTTGTGCGCAACCGCGGCCATAAATTTTGCCTGTTTCTTCGAGGTACTAGGCATGTTTTTCCATCAACCGATCAATTTTGGATTCCAGTCTGTCTAGTCTGTCCATTACCCGATTGATGTCCGTGTGAACCTCAGCTTTGGTCACGTACTCTCTGGCAATCTCTTCCCGAGTCTTGTTAACCAGCACTTGAAGGCGTTTTAACTCATCAAAAACGCTCTTGAGGGTGAACCCAATGATACTGATCCCAATCGAGAGCACCGAACTCCAAATCGTTTGTTCCATGCTAGCACTTCCACTTGCGTAAGCTTTTATTGATACGAGAATCTGGATCTTTTGCCGTTTTTTCGGATGTAAGCTTGGCCTTCATCCCTTCCATTCGCGAACAGAATGACTTTTTCCTAGGACCACCCTCAGGCTGAGGCTTCTTTAGCCCCGGCTTACCCGGATTAGCAGCGTTATAAGAGGCGCGACCCTTGGCGTTCAATCCGCCTTCAGGGTTTTTTCCCTCTTTCCGCTGCCAAGCCAAGGTTTTAGCCACAGAATCAATACAGTTTGCAGGTTTTGGACACACGAGTGACGCCATTACCCCGAGGAGTAACAGAACCGCCCGATTTATAGCCTTTCATGGGCATCGCGCTCATGTCAGCCATTCCATCCGCGGGCATGGCAGCAGGCATTGCCATTTTTTTGCCCATTTTTGGAGGTTTTACCTTGAACTTCATGTTGCTTTTCCTTTAAGCGTAGAAGAATGTAGCCGCGGTCACGTTAGTAAGAACGGCATACGAACTGGTCGTGCAAAGCACACCGTCTTTCGGTATAAACAAGTACACAGAAGTTCCATTTGCCGCCGTATCGATGGTGATCTCCGTAGAACCTGAAGCACCACCATCTTTTACAACAACAGAACCCGCTAAAGCGCCGGGGACGATATAAATGCCCTTGACGCGAGAACGCCCAGCAAATATATCGCCACTGGCCGCTAGCCGTGTACTTCTTACGTCACTTGAAAAGGACATGTCAGCCCCCTTTTTTCAACAATTACGAGTTGACTGGGTTCTGAGAGCCGTCCGGTGCGCGCTGGACATACACGATTGTCACAACAACGTTGCCCGCGGTCGCATCCGCGGTTGCTGCCGTAAACGTGCCGTACACACCAACGTCCGAAGTACCAATATTATTGGTACTGGCCACTTGCATCGCGGAATCAACAGTAGCCTGTGTCACCATGCCAACCGTTGCACCGGTATTGAACGTGGTGAAATAAGCGTTGGAAGTGCCCGACGTTCCAACCACCAAACCGCAGTTAGTGGCACCGGTCATTGCAACCGTAACTTCCACTTGCATCCGCATGATCTTGGATCCAGCAGGCAGCGTACAAAGCAATTGCGCCGTGGGCGATGCTTTGATAACAGCGGGAAGTGCCGTATAAGATTGGGTTAGGACAGGCAAGCCGCAATTGCGACCTACGCTTTCACGAACGGTGCCAGCACGTACTGGGCCCGAAAAAGTCGTAAACGACATAATAAGTCCTCATCAAAGCTTGCCGTCTTGAGGGAGTCTGCCTAGCCAGTCTGCAAGCTGAAAATAGAGATCTAGGATAAGCGATTTATACCATGTTTTTAAGCAAAAGAAAAGGGGGCACAAGGCCCCCTTTTCAGTGCAAGGACAAGTCCTTACGCTCCCGGCGATCCGTAGATGCCGCGAGGATCAGACCAGCCAAAGCTGTAACGCTCGCGAGCCTTGTAACGGACGTTACCGGTATCAAAATCGCCTTCAAAAGCGGTTTTGATTGGCGAGCGGTTAAACATCTTCAGGCCGTTTGGTGCATCGGTCATGAGGAACCATGCATCAATGTCGGTCAGGAAGTGGTTAACAGCATAGCCTTCCGGCACCATGCCCATCGAACGGATTGCG